ATTTTTTGGAGGTGATGAGACTGTTACACCTCCCTGGATGGACCCTACCGCCGAAAAAACTGCGCAAGCACTTAAGCAATTTAATGTAAATGATGACCTCCAAACAGGAACACTTGCTGATTATCTTGGTGTGCCTACTACTATCACAGGAAGCTATGGAGGTTCTGTTATCGCTTCTCGTTCTGTCGATTTGTCTAATTTTGAAGACGCCGTGCCTGCTTTGAAAGCTCCTTTGGTTGGTTCACCGGTTGTAAATCAACTCCAGTTTGCTACCCTAACGGATATTCTTACATCCGCTAAGCCCTTTTCGACCATTTTCCTGACCAATTATGCCAATTGGGGTTCTTATGGCTATACTGCACCTCGTTGTTTTTGTATTCCGTATTCTGTTAAATACGATACGCCTACGCGAAACGTTACTCTTACGTTACCTTTGGCTCGGTTTGGTCTTCTTCGTCAAATGATTGCTGACTACGATTCTCGTCCGATTGTCGGGTTTGCTATTTATGAAAATGATAATAGTGCTAAGCTATGGTCGGCTCAATTTAACATGGTTGATATAAAGAATGATGTTCTTACTTTTAACGTTGATTTGGGCAAGAGTGTTACTTCTTTTAAATTGTGCATGGTTTTTGAGTTACGAAATGCACTTTACCAAAAAGGTTATATGTATTCTTTGTATTCTGAAGTTACCTCTACGAAAACTCTTCGTGCAGGTCTTACACAGGAATTCATTTCTCAGCTTTATGCATCTCCGATTAATGTTGTTTATCGGACAACTGAATGGACAAAACCTGAAGCTGGCAACTGTCCTTTTTATACTGCTTCGTCTACTGCATTACCTGCTATTCCTTTGTCTGCCTTGCCATTCCGTGCATACGAATCCTACTACAATGCCTTTGGCCGTGACATTCGTAATAACCCGTTTATTGTGGATGGTAAACCGGAATACAATAAGTATGTGCCGTCTGTAAAAGGTGGTCGTGATACTTACAAGTATCAGTTGCATTATGCTAATTGGGAGCCTGATGCCTATACTACTGCCTTGCAGTCTCCACAGGCAGGTGTTGCTCCTCTTGTAGGTATTACGTCTCTTGGCGAAGCGACTTTCAGGGATGCTTCCGGTACTGAGTATCGTGCACAGCTTGAAACTGCCGACGATGGAGATACTGTTACAGGTTTTCAAGTCAAGAGTTCTAACGCTCCTGCTGATGTCGTTCGGAATCTCATAGGCATGGCTACTTCAGGTATATCCATTTCGGATTTCCGTAATGTCAATTCACTCCAGCGTTTCCTTGAAATCCGTGTCCGCCAGTCTCCGCGTTATAAGAATCTTGTAAAAGGCCTCTTTGATGTCAATTTGGATTATGATGAACTTATGATGCCTGAATTTCTCGGTGGTATTTCTGATACCATTCCTGTATACAAGGTAACTCAGACAACTCCTACCGAGGGAAATCCTCTAGGTAGTTTTGCCGGTCAAGGTTCACTCCAGTCCGGTATGCGTCACGTCATTCGTAAATATTGTCCGGAAGACGGTTATATACTTGGTGTTATGTCGGTTGTACCTGCTGCGAACTATTCACAGTTGTTGGCACCTCATTTCACTCGTATGAATCTTTTGGATTGGCATTTCCCGCAGTTCAACAACATATCCTATCAGCCTATGTTATACAAACATTTGTGTCCGTATCAGGCTTATGCTGTGAACCCTGCAAGTATTAATAACGTGTTTGGTTATCAGCGTGCATATTGGGATTTGATTGCCTCGTTTGACGAAGTACACGGAGAATTTCGTGGTTCAATGAGAAACTTTCTTATTAATCGTGTATTCGACAAAGCTCCTGAACTTTCTCAGGATTTCTTGCTTGTAAATCCCGACCATGTTAATGATGTATTTGCCATGACATCGGAAAACGGTGATAAAATCTTGGGTAGTATTGCTTTTGATATTACCAAGAAGACGTCTATACCTCGTAATTCTATACCTCATATTGAATAATTATGGAACAAGTAGTAATTCATGCTTGGAACACGCATACGTGTACATGTACTCGGAAACCGGGCGAACTTCCTGTACGTGGTGACCTTGCCTATACTCCCGCCCAGATGTATGAAGCTGCTAAAGCTGGTGTACCTATATCTTCACAGAATATTTCTCAACTTCCTACCGATGATTTTACTGACGAGGAATCCTGGATTGTTCCTGTTGAATTTCGTCGAGGTCAGGATATTGCTGATATTTGGAATGCTCAACGTGATGCCCGTGCTAAGATTGTAGCCGCCTACAATGAAAAGCGCAAGCAATTACAATAATGGGAAAATTCTTTCAAGGTGCTGGTAGTGCGCTCATTGGTGGCGTACTTTCCGGCATCTCTAATTTATTTGGTGCTCATTCTCAGAATCAGTCTGTTGATAAACAGCTCGCGGCGGCGCGTGAAGAAGCTGAGAAGACACGTAAGTGGCAGACCTCTGAACGTGAAGCCCAGAACGATTGGAATTACAAACTCTGGCAGGCCAATAATGAGTATAATACTCCTGCTGCTGTTCAGGCTCGTTTGAAGGCTGCCGGTATTAATCCCGATTTGTATGCTACTGATGGAGCACTTCAGGGTTCTTCTGTCCAGGCTCAAGGTGGACATACACCTTCCGGCCCTGTTGCTGATACTTCTGCCTGGAATCGTTACAAACCTATAGGAAGTGTTGCTTCACAGGCTCTTGCCGATACCGCTTTGTCTGCCCAGGTAGCCAAGACTAATGCTGAAACTGAAGGTCAGAAACACACGAATGACATTCTTTCGTCTGATGCTTCCTTCCGGGATGCTTTTAATCAAGGTCAGTTGGATACTATAGAGAGTACTATTCTTGTAAATGGTAGTAAGATTAATCTTAATGATGCACAGGCATCTGAAGCTCGTAGTATGGTCGAGCAGATTAATTCATCTATTCGTAAGATAGATTCGGAAATTGATCTTTTGATTTCGAATGCTGCTGATGTTGACAGCCGTATTTGGGAACGTCATGTTCGTGTGGCCTTGGATTCGTTTATTGAACATGGCAAACTTAAGGCCATACAAGGCCAGTTGAAGGTATCTGAGCAGCAGGTTAAGATTGCTTTTAAGGAACTTGCAGGAAAGTTGCCTCTTATGAAGTCTGATGAAAAGCGGAATCAGGCTTTGGCTTCATTCTATGAGGATTTGGGTATTAAGGCTAATGCTGAAACTGATCGTATACGTTTTGATCTTCTTCAGGATACGAATTGGAATGATTTTGAAAGGAGTATGCAGCAGTTGCATGGTATATTGAATGACGTTGCGGCATTTATACCTTTCACTAATCCCCGTGCGTCTAATTCCGGTAAACCTCGCTAGAAACATGAGACAAAAAGTTCTGATTATGACTATTATGATTAATTAACACAGAACTTTTGGTAAATATCTGAAGAATGTCTATCTTTGTAGTGTTGAAAGAAACAAGATTATTAACCTCTAAACATTACAATTATGGACATTCTTTTACAGTATTTAAACATCAGAAACCAGAAGCAAGACTATGTGAAGATTACAGGCGTACCCTGTTACTCTGTTTTTCAGTCAATTCATCATGAATTTGACTTAAACCTTCATTATAAGGCTTTGAAACTTATGGACACTTTGGAACGGCTTTTTGGGTCTAACTTTATGCTTACAGGTATCATTGATGCAAAGTATTGCAACCGCAAGACTTGCGTGAAATACACTTACGCTGACTTTTGTCAGCTAACTTGTGGACCGGGTGAAACATCCGGCATCGACTAACTTGATATATGTAGCACAACTGACACATTGCTCAGCTTGTGTGAAAGATTTGAATGAGCAGCTCTTTTTGAGCTGCCTCGCCCAATAACAGTTATAAGGCTACAGCCCTACGAAGTTTCCAACTTCGGTTTGCGTTCTTATCCATTCTGCCTCTTATTCTATCGCAAACATCAAAGCATATTTTTCCTTTTTTCTTTCGAGACGTGCAATAAAACAATGCGTAGGGAAAAATAGCGTTTGGCGTTCTGTGGTAAATGATGTTAAACAAAGCGTAGCGACTTTAACATCATTTGGCTCAGGTTGATAAACGATATTTTTAACTACACTTTATCTTTGCACATCTTGAGAGATAAAAGGAAATTATGAAATCGTGAGCGCGGTAGCGCGAACACCTCTCTGTCATCTTGGATGACGCCTCTGTATATACAGCGTAACGAAGTGAAGCGCGTCAGGGATAGGAGCGAGTATCGGCGAAGCCGATTTGTTTGAGCGGATAGCCCGCCCGGACGCCCAAATTAAAAATAAAAAGTTATGACAAATATTCTCTGCGAAAAACCAAAATATATCTTAAATCCTGCTTTTAAGGATGCTCTTTTAAGAACCGGAAAATATGTTTACAATGGAAATGCAACTTTTGTCCCGGAAATGCAACTTTCTGCATGGCGTTGGAATTTTCCGTATGTCTTGTTTTCTCCGAAAGGCATTGATTTTCAGAACCTTCCGTCATGGCAAGATAGTTTTTATGCTATTGACCGCGACGGCGACGCTGTACCTATGTTTTTGGCAATTCCATGTCGTAAATGTAATCTTTGTCGAAAGAGAAACGCTCGTGAATGGATGTTTCGAGCAGTTGCTGAAACGCAGTCATCCCGTTCTGTCCCCTATTTTATCACCCTCACTTACAATCCCTTACATCGTCCCGCGGACGGTGTAGATAAAAAAGATGTACAAGATTTTCTTAAACGTTTGCGTCAGATTCTTGTTCGCGATCATAACTATGATGAGACAATTCGGTATTTTGCCGCCGCTGAGTATGGTAGCCATACGAAACTGCCTCATTATCATCTTATTTTGTGGAATATGCCTATTCATATGTCTTCCATGGATGTGTATCAGGTTGTCCACCAGGCTTGGTCTGCTCGAAAACGAGTTTATAATAAACTTACTCATCGCTTTGATTGGGATTATGTAGGTGAGCTTGGTTTTGTCTATTGCAAGCCTTGTAATCAAGGCGGCATTCAGTATTGCATGAAATACATGCGCAAGGAAAGTGATGTTCCAAAAGGCTGTAAGCCAACGTTTTACCTATCCTCCCGCCGTGGCGGTGGTCTCGGTTATAAATGGTGTCTCGATCATGTTATGTGGTTTTATCAGAATCCTGATGTCTTGACTGTTGAAATTGTCGATAAATTTACAGGGGAACGCTTTACTTCGTATATCCCTGCATATTTTCGCCGGAAACTTTATCCGACTCCGTCAATGCTTGTTCGGAAGGAGATACGCGATACTATCCAGCTTGCCGATTACTTTTTGTCGCTTCGTGCTTGCCTCTGGCAGATACATCTTCGTATGCCTGACAAGGAAGTTAATATAACTCGCAAACATCTTCAGGAAAAGTATCCTTTCTATAACTTTGACACTTGTGTGGAACGCTTCCCTCGTTTTATTTTTGATAATGCGAAGAATTTTTATGCTATTCACCAGGAGGACAGCCTTATCGTTATGGAGCATATTCTCGAACCTCTTTTGGCTATGCTTGAAGCGTATGAATTTGACGTCGAGTATTACAAGATGATTACTTCTGCCAAGCGTGAGCATCACGAGTTCATGAGTGAATATATGTCAACGCAACCTGAAATTGATATAACGTATGTTAAATATAAAACAGATAACGAGAATATTCTTGCTGTTTATAAAGAAACTTTGTAACTATGCCGTACATTTATGCTAAGATATATCCAAAGGTATTGTTGAATTGTGAGAAGGACAAGATTGTTTATCGTACCTTTGACACGCTGGATGAATATATTTTATTTGCAAATTTCGAACTGCCTGGGCTCATGCAAGATGATTTCCTCGTAGTTTTATCTAATAATTTTTGTTTTACTTAAAAATTTTTACATTATGGTAAAGTTAAACGTAGATTGCTGTTCAGTTACAGCGCAAGACAATGAACCCCGTGTTACTTTTACAACTCGTAAGTTCCTTTCCACCCAGGAAGAGACGCCTACCGTTGTTGTTGTTCGTGAACACATCCCTCTTTCTGCTGCCATGCAGCTTATAGTTACAGACCGTCAGTTACCGGACGGTATGTATGAACAGTATCTTATCGAACCGGAAGATGACTAAGCAGCAGATTTATAAAATTATAGAGCTCGCGACTACTTTCATACTTGGAGTAGCCGCGGCTATTCTTCTGGATAGCTGTGCAGCTTCGATGTCTTTGTTCTGGAAAAACCAGAATTCCTCTCAAGGTACGCAACAGTCTACTACTACGCGTATTGATACTTTGAAAACTTCTGACGTTAATATTAATCTTTGATTATGGCAAATATCTTTCGTAAAAAAGACGCTTATATCGACCGGGTCAACCGTTCCACTTTTGACCTCTCGTTTGTGAACAATCTCACGATGAAATTCGGTGCTATCACTCCCGTGTGTCTGCTTCCTGCGTCATTCGGTGATTCGTTTCAGATAAACGCCCGTTTCAATTTGCAGTTGCTTCCGACTGTGTTTCCGATACAGACCCAACTTTATGTGCGTCTGCATTTTGTCTATGTTCGTACTCGTACTCTTTGGGAGGACTGGATGTCATTTTTTGGAGGTGATGAGACTGTTACACCTCCCTGGATGGACCCTACCGCCGAAAAAACTGCGCAAGCACTTAAGCAATTTAAT